CTGTTCTAATTGTAGATGTTGTACCACCTTCTAAAAATCCTGTAAGTGTTCTATAATCTCCTGAAGTTGTGAATACTAAAGGTGAATCTGAACCTGTTCCTGCTGAACCTGTAAAACCAACAGCACCAATAGAACCAGTAAAACCAGTTGTACCTGCTGAGCCCGATGTTCCTGCCGAACCTGTAAAACCAACGGCGCCTGCGTCTCCTTTAGAGCCGGTAAAACCAGTTGCACCATCTGAACCATCTGATCCATCGGCACCTGCGTCTCCTTTAGAGCCCGAATAACCTATATCGCCTTTAGAACCAGAATAACCTAAATCGCCTTTTGAACCTACAAATCCTGTGTCGCCTTTAGAACCTGTGTAGCCTGCTCCGGCAGAACCAGTATAACCAACTGAGCCTGTAAAGCCACCAGACGGTCCTTGTTCTCCACGTGAACCTGTAAATCCTACTGTTCCCGATGAACCTGTATAACCAAGTGAACCAGTATACCCTAAAGCACCTGCTGAACCAGTGTAACCACCGGCAGGTCCTTGAGCACCTACTGATCCTGTGAAACCTTGTGAACCGGCATAACCTCCAGGTGAACCGTCAGCACCCTTGTCCCCTTTGGAACCGGTGTAACCTTGTGGTCCTGCTGAACCTGTATAACCGATACGCCCTAATCCTACACGGACACCGGCGTTCTTAATAACTGGCATATTGCGATACGATCTCCCTCATTAGAAAAGTCCAAGCATTGACTTTTTTTTCTTATTCTGTTATAGTATATTTATAAATAAACTGTAGTGAATTGATACAGAAAAAATAAATGATTTCTATCGCATTTTTAGATATAATAGGTCTACCCTATGATGGTAATACTTTAAGTAAAAGAGGCTTAGGTGGCTCTGAATCTGCGACTATTTTAATGGCCAATGAACTCTCTAAACTAGGGTTTAAAGTCACTGTATTTAACAATTGTGGTGTTGACGCCAAACTTGCAAAAGAAGGCAATTATAATGATGTTACCTATCTAGATAATTCTATACTAGATTACAAAAATGACTTTGCATTTGACATTGTAATATCTTTAAGAACAATCATACCTTTTTTAGCACCTAATCAATATAAACACTTTGAAGGATATCAACCTCAAAGATATAAACATATTAAAGCAAACGCAAAACATAAAGTTGTCTGGATGCATGATACATTTGCAAACGGTGACCTTATGTTAGAAGACTTATTAGTAAGAGGTCACATAGATGAAGTATTTACTTTATCTGATTTTCACTCAACTTATGTTATGAATTGTGACCATGGTAAACGTAGAAATTTTGAAGTATTAAAACATAGATTTTTTCAAACAAGAAATGGTGTAGTAGAATATAAAGTTAATGGTGGCGATGGTGTAGATATAAGAAAAAAAGATCCACATCTATATGTCTTCAATGCAGCTTTCACAAAAGGCATGAAACCTTTAGTAGAGGATATATGGCCTAAAATCAAAGCAAAAATACCTGAAGCTAAATTAATTTGTATTGGTGGTTTCTATACATTTAAAGATGGCAAGATGGATGCTCAAGGTCAAGATTGGTTGAAGATGTCACAAGACCCTAAAAATAAAGAACTAGGTATAGAATTTACAGGTGTTATTAAACAATCTGAAATAGCAGAGATATTGGCCAGATCAACTTATAAATTATTTCCAGGTGCTTTTCCAGAAACGTTTGGTATATCTTCTTTAGAGTCATTATTATATAATACACCTATCATTGGTACACGTTTTGGCGCTTTAGAAGAAACAGCAGTTAGTGAAGCTTGTTATATGATAGACTATGCAATAGAACCAAACTCTTTATTTCCATTTATACCTAAAGAAAGACAAGTAGAAAAATTTGTACAAGCCACAATAATGGCACATCACAATAGATATTTACATCAACAAAAACAATATGCTTGTAATCAAATTAAAGGTGTCGTTGGTTGGGATAGTGTAGCACTACAATGGAAACAACATTTATATAGAACATTAGGAGAATATTTACCAATAGATGAATATAGAAAAGTATCTCATATCAATCATAGAGTTAAAAAAGTATTTGGTAGAAGATTTTCAAATATAGAAGATAGTTATTTACCTAGAAAAAAAGAACAAAGAATAGTTATAATATCTCCTACTTACAATTCTGAAGCATACATACAACAATGTATTAAATCAGTTGCGACACAAGATTATGATAATTACCATATGATTGTAATTGATGACGCCTCTACAGATAAGACATATGAGAAAGCCTGTTCCTTTGTGGAAAATTTTAGAAGTGATTTAATAACAGTAATTAAAAATGATGAAAATAAAGGAGCTGTTAGAAATCAAATAGAGTCTATAAGAAAATATTGTAAACCAGATGACATAGTTATGTTTTTAGACGGTGATGATTCTCTTATAAATGATAATGAGATATTTCAATTTTATAATAATCTCTATGATGGCACTACAGAATTTACTTATGGGTCATGTTATTCAATGGTAGATAGAATACCTTTAATAGCACAAAACTATCCAGAGGAAATAAAACAAAAGAAAGAATACAGAAAATACAAATTCAATTGGAATATGCCATACACACATTTAAGAACATTTAAAGCAGGACTTTTAGATGGTCTTGATGATAGTAATTTCCAAGATGGAAGTGGAGAATGGTATAAAGCTGGTGGAGACGGTTCTATATTTTATTCTCTTATAGAACAAGCTGATCCAAAGAAAGTAAAAGTTGTATCAGATATAGTATATAATTATAATGATATAAATCCTCTTAATGATTATAAAATTAACAGTGAAGTACAAACAAAAAACGCAAATAGGATAATTAACCAATGAAAAAAATATTAATAGCCATACCAACAAACAAGTACATAGAACCAGATACATATAAAGCAATATATGATCTAATTATTCCAGAAGGATTTAAAGTAGAGTTTCAATTCTTTTATGGATATCAAATAGACCAAATAAGAAATCTAATAGCACATTGGGGAGAACATTATGATTATTTGTTTTCTGTAGACAGTGATATATCTTTTGATAAAGATACATTATCTAAAATGCTTGGACATGATAAAGATATAGTTTCAGGTCTTTATATTCAAAGAATACCAGGAACTCACTCATTGGAAGTTTATGAACAAATACCAAATGGTGGCTCTAGACGTATTCCATGGGAAAAAATTAAAGATCATCCTTTAGTAGAGATAGTAGCTTGTGGTATGGGTTGTGCTCTTATTAAAAGTAAAGTATTAAAGGCAGTTGGTTATCCTTATTATACTTACCATTCGGCACTAGATCATAATAATACATTATCCGAAGATGTTGATTTCTGTAGAAAAGCAAGAGGAAAAGGATTTAAAATTTGGGCTGATACTACAATACGTTGTAAACACACAGGTAACAGTACGTTTGAAGTAGGTCAAATAATGAAAAATCGTAATATTGAAGAAATCAGACAACAAGAAAGTGTTAATCGTGTAAATGATTTAGGTCACGATACAGCAAAATATAAAACAGAGGTTGAAGGCAAAGGTGCCAAAGATACTAGATTTATTGATAAGACTGCAAAAGCAGTTAAGAGAGTTTATCCAGGTATTGATCCTGAAACTGGAAAATATGCATTAGAAGTAAATGAAGGAGAGAAATTTACAGGTGATAGTGTAGAGTATACTTCATTAGCCGAAGCAGTACAAAGATTAAAACATCCTATTGGTGCTAGTGTAGAACTCGGCGTTAGATTAGGATTAGGTAGTAAAACAATTATAGACGCATACAGACATTACCACCCTAAAGTTAGATTAAATCATTTAGGTATAGACCCATATGGTAATATTGATTATGCAGCTTCTGATAGTGTATTAGCAAGAAAGTTTAACTATGATAACTTAATGAGAAAGACAACATTAATAAACTTTGCTGAAGATTATCCAGAGTTTCATTTAGTTAACTTTGAAGATTCAGAGTTTTTTAATAGATTTCACGATGGTTATCCTGTTTATGAAGAACATAAACATATGATATCAAAATATGAACTTGTACACT